CCATCTGTTCCATCCAAAACTATTGTATGAGAAAAGTTATAACTACCAAAGTCATCAAAGGCAAATCCACTCCCAACATTGTCATCTACTGCATCTTCAAATATTATCTTATCTCCATCACCTGTTATTCTGTTCACATTACCCTTTACATTAATTTGTTCAAAACCAGTAAGAACTAATTTTCCTGAGCTAGAGGCACCCACAGTTCCTATTTCTAAATCAATTGCAGCAGGGGCATTACCAAATGGTGACTCACCCATAGTTATTAAACCATTAGGCAGAGAACTTGAATTTTTATTAGGTAGATGTATTTTACTTGTTACTCTAGATATTACACTAACATCTTTGTTTGTTACATCACCTTTACCAGCTGTTTCTAGATACTGATTTCCACCTTCCTCGTTGAGTAAAGAATTAGTATCACCTATAGGTTCTGCCAATAATTTAGCAGATGGAGCATCTTCAGATATAAACCTATCACCAGCATTAGAGCTAGAGGAGTCTGTTCCATCTAACAAAAAATAAGTTTTAGATACAGTGACGCCTGGAAATAAATTTCCTCCGTCCACTGTTCCTTCTGGTTCTAAAAGTAAATCGTGAGTTACCTCTACTCCTGTCTCAGAAACTATTCTGTTTCCAATTTCTGCACTTGACAAAGACTCTTCAACAATAATTTGACCAAGGCCGTTTTCTAAAGATAAACCATCTCCAGCAAAAATAGTAGGAATGTGGAAATCTTCTAGAATTATTTCATCATCACCACCTTCTTCATTCTCTACTAAAAACTTAGTTCCTAAAGGAGTAAAGTTATCGTCTTCTAATAAAATCTCGTCATCAAAATTACCAACACCATATTCCATAACACCAGTAGTTCTGGAAACTTGTTCATCAAAAAGAATGGTAAATGTAGAGGCCAGAATTGATGAGAACTCACTAGTAAATCCAGCACCAAGACTTGCACCAGCAGTTGGTATTGCTGCAGACACAAGTGTTGCTATACTAACTTTACCAAATACATTGAACCCAGCTGGATGTACTGCTTTCTTTAACTCTGTTAGATAGTCTGCTTGACTAGATGCAGTTTCGATTTCATATGAGAACTGTTGATAATAAACAGAGTCTTGGATTCTGTTTAAGTCTTCTCCGATAAGACTTTCAATACTTACACCATAGGAAGGAACAGTTTCAGCTTGAGTTCCAATAGAGGTTGTGCCTTTTGCAATATCAACACTTACAATTGTTCCAGACGCACCACTCGAATCCGTGATAGTAGTTGTCTCCGCAGAGAAGTCTGGTGGTTGTTCATTTACAATATTGTCACCAGCATGATTTGAAGTAGAGTTAGTTCCATTGATTGCGATATTACCGTCAAGAGCTTCAACATTACTTAGAAGACGTTCATTAACATTTGATTGATTAGCATCAGTACCATCTAATACAATAGAGTTACCGACATTCTCTGCCATAAGAGTATCACCAGCGTCAGTTCCACTAGCATCTGTTCCATCTAGAAGAATACGTATCTCATTTTCAATACCCAATTCTATGAAACCATCTGTTAATAATTTGTCACCATCACTATCTCTTACTGCAACCGCAAAACTATTCTCTGTTACAAATCTAGTCTGTGTAGGACTTGGAGCAAAATAACGTGCATCACCCACTGATGTAGAATCTTCATATCCTATTACTCCACCAAGAGAGTCTTCATAAACTAAATTATCGTATGAACTTCTACCACCAGCTGGTGGAATTGTATCACCTACACTTTTTCCGCCAGATACACTCTCTAGCGCTACACCTGTATCAAGTCCAATTCTAGAATCTTCTTCAACTAAGAAACCATCACCACCATTTAGTTCAGTTCCAGATTCTATAACAAAGTAATCTAATTGTTTTCCAGCAAAAGGAGAATCCATCACAAGGTTGTTTCCATCCTCATCTACTAATTCTTCTTCTATTGCAAGTTGATTATCTATTGTTAAATATGGTTCACCAAGTCTATCACCTAAAACAACAAGTGAGTCTTCAAGGCCGATACCCTCGCTATCACTGGTTTCCATAGTGATACGTTGAACATCTTCAAACGTAGTCTTGAGAAGTTTAGTAGTGGAGTCAAAACTTTTAACAACTCCTGTATGACCACTACTTGCAAGAGTGTTTGTTGCAGCAAACGTACCAGTTACGTCTTTCAAAAGAAAGTTTGCTCTAAATTGTCCCTCTGGAGCTTCGGTATATTTGAATCCTTGTTTTGTAACATTAACACTGCCTACAGCTCCAATGTCATTTGTGTCTGCAAGAAGAACGGCACCTGTTCCAGATGTTGAAGTAACTGAGACTGAAGGTAGTAGAGAGTATCCTCCTCCACCATCTTTCAAGAACACTCTAGTTATCTCACCAGTGGGAGCAGTTCCATCTTCTAAAGCAAATGTGTCATTATCTGTTCCATAACTATCTGTTGTTATCTGATCTGCTTCATTAATGAGGAAATGCCCTGCATTGTGACCAGAAGAATTTGTTCTATCTAAAGCAAGTCTGTCTCCAGCATTAGAACCAGAGGAATCAGTTCCATCTAATAGAAAATTAGAATTTACAATGGAGCTAGTGGATGCAGCTTCTAAAACTAGATTGTCACCAACATCACTACTAGAAGAATCTGTGCCGTCAATTTCTAAGGAACCATCAATAACAGAAACAAATCCAGTTGCTGCTTTTGTATTAGTCCCTGACTCTGTGGTGGTAAATGTTAGGATATCACCCTCTCTGAAAAGAGTACCAGCATCGTCAATAACAACTCGACTCACACTACCTGTCTTGATTGAACCAACTTCTGCTAAAGCTTCTCCGTTACCTATTGCAGTTTGAGTGTCAAGACTTAAATCATCACCAACAGAATACAACTTACCACCATCAGTAACCGCATAAGATGTAACCATACCTCGTACTGTAAATGACATTACAACATCTTGAACAGTAGAAGTTCCTTTTATAACCTCACCGTCTGTAAATGTTCCCACTAATGAAGCAGGATTGATTTCAAATTCAGTTATGGCCTCTCCACTCTCTGTTGTAGAAAGTGAATTAGCAACAACAGCTGTTGCACCAGAGGTTTGACCAGTTATAACTTGACCTATTATTTCACCACCAAGAGCATTTGCTCCTGGCGAACATTTTATGATTGTTTGATATCCCCATTTACCGTCAGAAGCTCTCATCATAAATTTGTTTGGATATGTTACTTCAATATTTTCATCAAGTAACATTCTCATAAAAATCTTATGACCTTCAGAGGTTCCTTTTGCTCTATATAACTCTCGTATATTTTTTATGAGGTTTCTTTGATTTACTCCAGTTGCAAGTTCTTTTGGAATTGCGTTCATAAACGAATCTCTTAGTTGATCTAAGAAATCATATATGGTATTGTCTACGTTTGCATATTCCAAAAGTTGTTGAAGGTTCTGTACAGGATTTGCACGATACCTTACAATCGTACCAGTAGAACCAGAGGTTCCGCCTGTAATCGTTTCACCAGTTTGAAATTGTTGTTGAGATGTTATGAATAGTCTTGGTTTCGTAGAGTTGCCTAAATCATCTACAAGAATTGTTGCGGTTGCCTTAGAAGTAGCACCAGTGATTGTTTCACCGACAACAAATTTACCAGTGGTTTCATCCGTAGCATCTTCAAGAACAACTTTATTATCGTCTGAGTCTAAAACAAAAGATTCTGTTTCAAGTTCCAAGAGTAGATTATCAATGACAACATCAACACGTAATTCACCAGCCTCTAGATATTCAAAATAACTTTTGAGAAACTGAACAAATACAGGATGGTCTGCCTGAATAAAATCAGGAACCTGACCCTCTAGAAGAGGACTAAGTTTGTTTGTTAGATTTGATGAATATCCGTCAAGAGGTGCCATGTTAATAGCTCGATGGTGTTACATAACTAGACGTTGTTGTTGATGCAGAAGCAACTGTTCCAGTGGACGAGTCTCCTGTTGCAATAGTATCCAATGTTCCATTTACACTAGTGTTAACAAAATCTATCTTTAGAATTTGATTACGAACAGGAACTATATCAAGTGAGTCTGGTGTGACTGTCAAACGAATAAATGTAGATGCTACCTCATCAACATTTTCTACAGAGATAATATTAATACTACTAATCTTAATCTCTCCAGTGCTATACGTTATAGTTCCAGCAGTTGAGTCTTGATACTGTCGAGCACCAGCAACTAGATAGTATCTTCGGATATTACCAGCACCGTCATCATCAAAGAACTGTACGTTAGTTGTATCACCACTTACTTTGAATCCAGTAGAAGCAAGAACTCCACCAGAGGAAGAGTTGTGACCACTATGAGGATTATAAAATGCATTGTTGAGTTGTATGGTATATGCCGTTGCAGTGCTTAAAGTTGGAGTTAGGTTGTGAGCCAGTGTCACTGTGGTAATGTTACTGGTTATTGCTGTATCCGTATCATCAATTAATCCTGTTACCTTTGAGTGTCTAAACGCACCATCAAACTGAGCTAAATTGCTGGTGTTGTAATTTATTAGAGTACTATTAATTTTAGATGACAATGATGTAGCAGTCTCAGTTGTCTTACTTGAGTCAAACTGAAAAGTAACACCTAATATAAGATTTGTTGATTGTGTGTCAACAATCACTGGTGTTATAGACGCAACTGTAAAAGGACTTAGTGCAGATATCAGTGTAGATTTTTCTGTAGCTGTTAGATTGTTACCAGTTGTAGATTCAATTGCAATAAAAACTTTTCCATATTCAGGTGTACTAACAACACCAAGGCTTGTATCAAACGAACCACCCTCTCCACCAAAGACTGAAACAGATTTAGTGTTTGGAAAAAATCTCTTTGCATAGACTTTATAATCTTCTGCCGTAACACATCGACCCTGAGAAGCATAACTTAGTGGTGCGTTGTACTTGATTGATTGAAGTGTCTCTGGTTCCGAACCAGCAGATGCAGCTGCCACAGTTGCAACCGCAACATCAGATACACTTGCGATTGTTGCTGCATTATCAAAGAGAGCTGCACCGTTTGCAAGAGATTTATTTGAGACAATATATGTGAGTATGATTATGTTACCATCTGAAAGAGCAGAACCTATAATACCATCACCAAAATAAATTTCAAATACTCCAGCCTCTACCTCTTGTAAAAAATAAACATTACTTGATGCAGACACTTGTGTTATGTCCGTAGCTTCTGTATATGTTGTAGTGGTTGAGTCAGAGGATGATGTTTGAACCTTTACTGTGAGTGTGGTAGTGTCTGCTCTATTATCAGTCAACAAAAATCTCTGGTCAATATCAGAGCTATCCACCGTATATCTTGTTGTTATAAAAGTTCCTTCGTAGATATCTGTATTAAGAAAAGGAATACTATTACCAGTGTTTGATTTCGTAACGTCTGTTATTGTTGAAAATTTATAACTTACACCATCAACAGATGTATTAAAAACTGTTCCAGCAGGCATCGTTAAAGAAACACTATTTGTATTTAGAGTAACATCTACGATTGCTTTAGACGCACGAGCAGATGATGGTGTGTATCCTAAAGTTTTTGCGTGAGAAACAATACTAGACCTAAGAGATGAACTATCTAGAAACATCTCGTTTGCAAGCATATTTGCATTGAAACCTAGATAGTGAGTATTGTATGCTAGAACATCCAAAAGGATATTCATACCAGAACCTTCAAAGTCATAATCCGTAAATTGATTTTGACCTTTAAGGAAAGTTTTGAGATTAGTCTTTACCTCATCAAAGTCAAACTCTGTAACTTCTAATCTTTTGTCATTTATTGCCATTATCGTAATACCTCTAGAAATACTGTCATGTCTACAAGCTCAGTGGGTGCATTAACAACAAAAAATTCTATAGTCACTTTGTATTCATTTCTAATAAAATTAGGTAAAGATCGAACACTGATTAACCTTGCTCTTGGTTCAAAATTTTCTATAACATCTTCAACTTTTCTTGCCAATACAACAGCAGTAATGGGTGTCATATTTTCAAATAACATATCTCTTATACCAGAGCCAATCTCTGGATGAAATGGTTTCTCATAAAAGTTAGTTAACACTAGATTACGAATAGACCTCTTCACTGCTTCAATGTCTGTTATTTTTGTTATATCATTTGTACCGTTTTTTCTACTAAAAAATAAATCTAAGTCTATATATTGACGAACATTTCTAGATATATCATTTTGAGATTGTGCATCACTTAAAGCTGCATTTGAAGTAATATTCGACATTATGGACTCCTGTTCTATCTATTTATAACAGATATGATTAAGTTTTCATATGATAACGCTCTGGTTTTTTCCACCCAGCATCTTGTGCAGTCACTCGAATAAATGGTTTGTTACTTTCTGACTTTCCATTAGGATTTGGAATTGTAACCATAACTCGTTTACCCTTTGAATATGCGTCCCACTTATTTTTATATTTTATAATATTTGATGTTTCTTTACGCATACTTTTAAGTATGGATTTTGATACACTGCGGCGCTCACCACTACTTGTTTGATTATCTCTTGATTTTTTCTTTCCCATTATAGTGACCTTTCACTTTCACTTATACGTATTTCATTTACTATTGCATCTATATTGTTGTGCCAATAATTTAAAAATCTATGTATCCTTGGATACTTTGGTTTAACATCCATCGTTTGCCAGACAAACCTTTGTAGTATGTTCTCATAGTCTGGCATCCAGTAATAAACATCC